ATTATTTGCACTTTTTTGAAAAGGGTTATCAACAGAACCCCCATCTGTACCATATTCTATATCTATATCTATATCTGGGTCTAAACCGCCACCTCCACCACTATCTATAACTGTGCTAGTCATTCTGTATGTAACAAATACTTGATATATCCTCTTTAATTGATGTGGGTTTCCAAAGTCATATTCTTTAGTTAACAACTCAAGCGGCCTATTATCTGCCTCTATAACTACACCATTATTATTTCTTTTTGTGAATAAATCTTTTGACCATTTAACAAAACTATATTCTGTCCCATTTGGTACTCTATTATCTAAAAATATAATTTTATTAGTAGCTTCTGGGATAAAGTTAGTTCTATAGCCTTGATTGTGTGTAATTGGAGCTAAAAATTTAAGGTCTTTGCCATGTGAAGTTCCTGTTCTATCTGACGTCCAGGATTTAGATTTTAAATTATATATCCATACTGAGCTATTACTTGAACTGTCTCCACCTTGTCTGCAATTTTTAGCAATTAAAAGTTGACCATCTATTTCATCAAAAGCTATAGAAGGTATTTCTTTAGGCCCTGGATTTATATCCCAATAATATAAATTACTTTCATTGTTTGGCCAACCTATTTGACTTTTAGATATTTTCCCTATTGTTAAGTCGGATACTTTTTCTCCATTAAAATAATAGCATCCAAATTTATTAACCCAAAATATACCAACACTTGTAGCTATAGATTGAGACATCCACATAATTCCACTAGTTTTTATAGAAGCTACTAATGATGGTTTGTTTTCATCTTTAAAAGATATAATATATGTTGACAATTCTTTATGAACTATTAAGTTATCATTATAACTTTCTAATTTTACTACAGGAGAGTCATCATTTTCTATAGGCATATTGATATATTTTGTTTCAAATGGGAACTTATCGTAACATCCCTCTTCTGAAGCAATTATAGCATTAGGGAAATATTCAAAAGATTGATAATTACTTTGTGATGTTAACCCATTTGGTAATATAGAAAAGTTCCCTATATAACATTTACCTTTTAATAAAGTAGATGTTTTGTATTGAGCGTAAAAATTACCTTTTTCAAAAGGAAGTGAGGCATTTAAAGTCTCATAATCTAAGACAGATGGAGGACTATCAAATCTAAAATATCCATGTTCATGAGCAGCTACATTTTGTGGTTTAACTTGCTTGTATGGACCCATTTTCATATCACTCTCATAAGTGTAATCGCCCTCGATTTCATAATCTCCATAACCAGGAGAAACTTTAGGGACTTGTTTTTCCCATTGACCTGAATAATCCTCTTCCCATGGAACATAATTTGCATTATTACTTTTTCTAACACCTTTAATAAAATCTACATCTAGCAATGCTTGTAATTTATCTGATTCTACGCTATCCGTTGCTTTAAAATACAATCTAGCTCCTGTAATTCTTCTGTTAAACATATCATAAACATCACCTGTAGATGAGTAACAAGACGAAACGCTTACTCTTAACCCACCTGTTTCTGTTAAATTTTTCTTACTTCTAAGAAACCTTGGTGCAGATTCTTGAGGT